AGGTAGGAGGTCACCGCCAGTGCAGCCTGATCTCATCGTTTCCGCTCTGCCGGTCGCGTCCCTCGTGCCCTATGCCGAGAACGCGCGCACGCATTCGCCGACGCAGGTGACGCAGATCGCGGCGTCCATTGCCGAGTTCGGCTTCGTGAACCCTGTCCTGGTCGACGCCGAGGGCGTGCTCATTGCCGGCCATGGCCGCGTCATGGCGGCGAAGCAGCTCGGGCTGGCCTCGGTGCCGGTGCTGCGGCTCGGCCATCTATCCCCGGCGCAGGCGCGTGCGCTGCGCTTGGCCGACAACCAGATCGCGCTGAACTCCGGATGGGACGAGACGCTGCTCGCGGCGGAGATCGCCCGCATCCGCGACGAGGCGGTGGTCGACCTGGACGTACTCGGCTTCTCGGGGATGGAGCTCGACCGGCTGCTGGCCGCGGCCGATGCCGGCCTTGGCGATGATGCCGACGACGCCCCGCCGCCGCCCGTGGTGCCCGTCACGCGCACCGGCGACCTCTGGCGCTGCGGCGAGCACCGGCTGCTCTGTGGCGACGCGACGAAGCTGATCGACGTCCAGCGCGCCCTCGGCGCCGGCCACCTGGCCGACATGGGCTTCGTCGATCCGCCCTATAACGTGGCCTACGAGGGCGGCACCGCGGCCAAGATGACCATCGCCAATGACGCGCTCGGCGGTGGCTTTCCCGAGTTCCTGCGGCCGGCCCTGGCCAACCTGCTTTCGGTCACCAAGGGCGCCTGCTACGTCTGCATGTCCTCCTCCGAATGGCCGACGCTGCATCGCGTCTGGCAGGAGGCGGGCGGCAAATGGTCCAGCACCATCATCTGGGCGAAGAACACCTTCGCGCTCGGCCGGGCCGACTACCACCAGCAGTTCGAGGCCATGCTCTACGGCTGGAAGGCTGGCGCGCAGCACTACTGGTGCGGCGCCCGCGACCAGGGGAATGTCTGGCACTTCGACAAGCCGGCGCGGAACGACCTCCACCCGACCATGAAGCCCGTCGCTCTGGTGGAGCGCGCGATCCGCAACAGCAGCAAGCCGCGTGACACGGTGCTGGACTGCTTCGGCGGATCGGGCACCACCATGATCGCGGCGGAGCGCACGGGGCGCCGCGCTGTTCTGCTGGAGATCGACCCCGCTTATGCCGATGTCATCGTCCGTCGCTGGCAGGAGACGTCCGGCGAAGCGGCCGTGCTGGAAGGCGATGATTGCATCTTCGCCGATGTCGCCGCGGCGCGCGGCATTGTCGATCATGATGTGATCCAGACCGCCGAAACATAGCAATCTCACGACGCTGCATCTTGCTTGGCTCGTGCGCGCCACAGCGCGAATGGTCCGTCACACGCAGGGGGTGCCCTGCACCACGACGGAGACGACCATGACCGACCGCGAAGCCCGCGCCGCCCGCAACCAGGAGCGTAGCCTGGCCGCCTTCCTGGCGAAGAAGGCGGAATTCGACGCCCTCCTCGCCGAACTCACCCAGGCCAGCGCAGACCATTTCGGCGCGGACCCCGAGACGGTGCTCTGGGGCGAAGCGGCCTGGCTTTCGGATGCCACCGCGAAGCTGAAGGACATCGCGGACCAACATCTCCGCCGCGGCGAATACGAAGCCTGACGCAGGCCACTCCCGCACCGCCCCGACCGGCGACGCCGGCGGGGCTCCCGGCAGTAGGGGCCGATGGTCGGCGCCCGACACCGGAGACCACCACGATGACCAAGCTTTCCGACAGCCAGCGCGTGATCCTCAGCGCCGCCGCGCAGCACGAGATGGGGCTGGCCAAGGCACCAAAGACCCTGCCGGCCGCCGCCCGCAACGCGGTGTTCCGCAGCCTGATCAAGAGCAACCTGCTCACCGAGATCAACGCCCTGCGGGAGCATGTCGGCCTGGGCTGGCGCCAGGACGAGGACGGCACCTGGATCGTGGCGCGCATTACCGACGAAGGGCTGCGCGCCATCGGCATCGACCCGAACGAGGGCGACGCGGTGGCCGGCGAGCCCGACTGCTCGGGCATCGAGGGCAGCGTGCCCGACACGGCGCCCACGGCGGCGCCCGGCACCACGCCGGGCGAAAGCCCCGCGCCCGCTGCCGAGCCCGCCCAGGCCGCGCCCCTGACGGAGGAAATCGCCCTGCTCGACCAGGCGCTGGTGACACGCGCCGCCACGCCACGCGCCAGCCTTCGCGACGCCGCCGCGGCGATCCTGGCCGCCTGGGACGACGACGCGAACCGGGAGGGCGACATGATCAGCGCCCTGGATGCGCCGATGGAAACGCTGCGCACCCTGCTCGCCGGCAAGCCCGCCCGCGCCCCGCGGGATCCCGGCGCGCCGCGCAAGCCGCGCGAGGGGACGAAGCAGGAGCAGGTGCTGGCGATGCTGCGCCGCCCCGAGGGCGCGACCGTCGCGCAGATCGCCGAAGCGACGGGGTGGGCACAGCACACCGTCCGCGGCTTCTTCGCGGGGCTGAAGAAGAAGGGTCACACGGTCGAGGTGCGCGAGCGCATCCGCCAGGTCGGCCCGAACAAGACCGGCGCGAAGGGCTCCTTCACCGTCTACGCCTTGGGGGAGTGAAGCGCACCAGCCACGCGACTGAACATCATCCGGAGCGCCGGGGATCATCCAGATTCCCGGCGCTCTATCGAGTTGGCTGCGCTCCGACACAGCGCGAATCGTCCGTCACGCGCAGGGCATCCCGCCCCGCCGGAGACGGAGACGACGATGACCACCTCCATCCTCCCGCACCAGACCGCCGAGGGCCCGCAGGATCGCGCCGCCTGGCGGCAGCTTCTCGCCACCGCCCCGCGCAGCACGGACAGCGTGGGCCGCGCGACGATCCAGGTCTGCACCGCCAGCGACGGGCGCGGGATCTTCGCCACGGTGGAATACGCCACCTGGCAGACCGAGAAGGAGGAGGGCTGATGCCCTCCGAACGCCGCTGGATCATCCTGGCGCAGGACGGCCGGCACGTGACGATGGGCCGCGCCGCACCGCCGAGCGAGGCCGACGTCGAAGCCGCCGCCGCGGCGCTCACCGCGCAGGGTCTGGCCGGCTGGCTCGCCACGCTGGACGGCAACTACTGGTCGCGCCGCCGCGTGGTCCTCGCGCCGGTGCAGATGCTCGGCGACGGTGCCACGCTGGATTGGCCCGCCGCCATTACCGCCTTTGAAGCCGCCCGCCAGCGCGCCCTTCGTCCCCTCTGAGAAGGCCGGCATCGCCATCACGCGCGGCGGGAGGTCGCCGCCATGCCGGAACTGACCGCCTCCACGCGCGAGGCCGCGCGGCGCCTCGGCGTCAGCGACACCGCCATCCACAAGGCCGAGCGGGCGGGCCGGATTGCCCGCGAGCCGGACGGCCAGTGGGACATCAACAAGACCCGTCGCTGCCTGGTGGAGACCGCCGACCCCGTCCGCTCGCCCCTGGCCAGCAACGCTAGCGCTGAGGGCACGCCCTTCGCCCGGCTGAAGGTCGCGCAGCTCGCCCTGAAGGTGGAGGCGCAGCGCCTCTCGCTGGACGAGACCAAGCGCCGCCTGGTTGATGTCACCGAGGCGAATGCCGCGCTCGATGAGATCGGCAGCACCATGCGCGACGCACTGCTGAACTGGCCCGCGCGCGTCTCGGGCCTGATCGCTGCCGAGATCGGCGTCGATCCGCATCTGCTGCAGACCATCCTGCAGAGCCACATCAACGACCTGCTGACGGAGGCGGCCGATCGCTTCGATCCAGCAGGCCTCGGAGGGGACCGGGCTCCGCAGCCGTGAGCATGTGCGCCGGCGTGTCGGCGCCATGCTCCGGCCGCCGCCGCAGCTCACCGTCTCGGAATGGGCCGAGCGGCATCGCATGCTCGGCAGCCGCGCCTCGGCGGAACCCGGCCCCTGGCGCACCAGCCGCACGCCGTACCTGAAGGACGTGATGGATGCGCTCTCGGCGGTGCATCCCGCCCGCCGCGTGGTGTTCATGAAGGGCGCGCAGGTAGGCGCGACCGAAAGCGGGAACAACTGGCTCGGCTACATCATGCACCACGTGCCGGCGCCCGCGCTGGCGGTGCAGCCAACCGTGGAACTGGCCAAGCGCTTCTCGCGGCAGCGCATCGACCCGCTGCTGGAGGAAACGCCGGCGCTGCGGGAGCGCGTCGCCCCGGCTCGCGCCCGCGACAGCGGCAACACCATGCTGTCGAAGGAATTCCCCGGCGGCATCCTGGTGCTGACCGGCGCGAACAGCGCGGTCGGGCTTCGCTCGATGACGGCGCGGTTCCTGTTCCTCGATGAGGTGGATGCCTATCCCGGCGATGTCGCCGGCGAGGGCGATCCCATTGCTCTGGCCGAGGCCCGCGCCCGCACCTTCGGCTGGCGGCGCAAGGCCTTCCTCGTCAGCACGCCGACCATCGCTGGCCGCAGCCGCATCGAGCGCGAGTATCTGGCCAGCGACCAGCGCCGGTTCTTCGTGCCGTGCACGGCCTGTGGCGAGATGCAGTGGCTGCGCTTCGAGCGGCTGATTTGGGAGAAGGGCGCGCCCGAGACAGCGCGGTATCGCTGCTCGGCCTGCGACCACCCGATGCAGGAGCACGACAAGACCGCCATGCTCGGCGGCGGGGAATGGCGAGCGACGGCGGAAGGCCAGGATCCGCATACGATCGGCTTCCACATCTCGGCGCTCTACTCGCCCGTGGGCTGGCTGTCCTGGGAACAGATCGCCCGGGATTGGGAGGCCGCCCAGGGCAAGCCCGAGGACATCAAGACCTTCAAGAACACCGTCCTGGGCGAGACCTGGCAGGAGCAGGGCGAGGCGCCGGATTGGGAGCGGCTGGTCGAGCGCCGCGAGGATTTCGCCATGGGCGTGGTGCCCACCGGCGCGCTGGTCCTCACCGCCGGCGTCGACGTGCAGGACGATCGCCTGGAATGCGATGTCTGGGGCTGGGCGGAGGGCTTCTCGTCCTGGCTCGTTGATCACGTTGTCATCACCGGCAGCCCGCGGGACCGCGAGCCCTGGGACGAACTGGCGAAGCTGCTCGCGCGCGACTGGCCGCGCCAGGGCGGCGGTGCCATGCGCATCGCCCGCCTCTGCGTCGACACCGGCGGCCGCGACACCGCCGCCGTTTATGGCCACCTGCGCCGCCTGCGGGATCCGCGCATCGCACCGACCAAGGGCATCGACGGCTGGAACCGGGCGCAGCCGGTGCAGGGCCCGACGCCGGTGGATGCGCTGGTCAACGGCCAGAAGCTCCGGCGCGGCCTCAAGCTATGGACGGTGTCGGTCTCGACCTGGAAGGCCGACCTGTACCGCCGGCTCTGGCTCGGCCGCGGCGATGCGGAGGAGGTGCCGCCCGGCTGGGTGCATCTGCCGCGGGGCATCGAGGCGGAGTGGGTCAAGCAGCTGGTCGCCGAGCAGCTTCGCACCACCAAGGATCGCCGCGGCTTTGCCCGGCAGGAATGGGCGAAGCTCAGGGAACGAAACGAAGCGCTGGACTGCGCCGTGCTCGCCCGCGCCGCCCTGTGGCTGCTCGGTGCCGACCGCTACGGCGAGCGCTTCTGGCAGCAGCTGCGGGACCAGATCGCCGATGCCCCGCTGCGGCCGAGCGAGCTTCCCGCCGCCGGGAATGTCGCCCACCCACCGGCGTCACCGCAGGCCGAACTGGCGGCGCCCGCAACACCACCCAGCGCCCATCGCCCGCGTGGTTGGCTCGCCCTGCGCCAGGGCTGGCTGCGCTGACACTGGAGATTCTGATGACCGCGATCGTGCCCGTGCGCACCAGCATCGCCGCCGGCCAGGCGCTGAGCGGACCCGTTGCCAGCGTCGGCTACGGCGTCTGCCTGCTGCTGCTGCCCGTCGCCTGGACCGACGCCCCGCTCACCCTGCAGGGCTCGCTCGACGAGGGCGAGCCATCGGGCTGGGCGGACCTTTACGACCACCTCGGCAATGAGGTGGTGCTGATGGTCGCCGCAGGCCGCGCGCTCACGCTGCCGCCCACGCTGCTGCTCGGCTGGCGCTGGCTGCGGCTGCGCTCCGGCCTCGCCGCCGCGCCGGTTAACCAGGCGGCGGACCGCGTGATCACCCTCGGTATCCGGCCGCTCGCATGACCGCGCTGTTCCAGCACTACCTGCCGCCGGCGCCGGCGATGCTGCCCTACGTCTCGGGGCGCTTCTACGCCTCACAGCATGCGCGCGCCGTCGGCGGCGCCGTCGCGGTGGCGGCGAACCGGCTGTATTGCGTGCCCTATGTCCTCGCGCGGCCGGGGCTATTCTCGGCCATGGCGGTCAGTGTGACGACCGGCGCCGCCGGCCTCCTGCGTATGGCCTTGGCAGTCGACGATGGAACGGGGCATCCCGGGCGGGTTATCGACGAGCCGGTGGTGGATGCCGACACGACCGCGGTCGGGAGTGCGATCTGTTCCTTCGCGCAGCCGCGCTGGATCCCGGCCGGGATCTGGTGGCTGCTGCTGTGCTTTTCGGGCGCGCCCTCGGTGCGTGGCACCAGCACCCAAGCCTTCAGCGGCGGCAACACGCTGCTGCTCGGCTCGGCCGCGGCCGATGGCGGTGCCGGAGGCGGCACCACGGGCAGCGAGAACGGGTTCTTCGCGGCGCTGACCCATCAGGCCAGCGTGCCGATCATGCCGAACCCGCCGAGCGGCCTGTCCTATCTGGTGAACGCGGCGGCGCCGCTGCCGACGCTGCGGGCGGCGTGATGGACCCGACGGTTCTCGCCTGGGCGCTGGCGCAGCCGGCTGGTAGCCGTGCCGCCACCCTCGCGGCCGCCTACACCGGCGGAACCATGCGCGTGAGCTTCGATGGGCGCACCGTCGAGTATCGCAGCCTCGACGAACTTGGCCGTGCGCTCGCAGCGCTGCATGGAGCGGAGAACAGCACGGCGCGGCGGCCTTCAGTGACGCTTGCGAGCTTCACGCGCGGAGGTGGTGCGTGATCGATCGTTTGACCCGCCGCATCCGTGACGCCTGGGCGGCGCTGCGTGGCTATGCCGCGGCGCAGGACCACCGTGGCTCGGCGTGGGCGCCCTCCGGCGGCAGCGCCAATGCCGAGGTCGGCGTGGCTGCGGCGACGGTCGCGCGCCGGGCACGCGATGCCGTCCGCA